CTAGCTGGACAAACGCCGCTGCCTAAGCTGTTTACTACACCTGGTTTCACTGAGGCTAGTGCTAACGCTGCTATTGACATTGCGGACCGTTTAATCATGCCTTTGCAAAGATTCATTAAGCGTGAGTTAGAGTTGTTGTGGCGTAAAGTTATCATTGCTGCTGATTCTTCAATAGACCCTGTTCAAGCAGGCGTTCGGCTTAATTGGGGTGCGCCTGAAGTTCCTGAGCTTGTGATTGCTGATGTTTTGAAAGCTGCGGAGCTTGGGGTGATTAGTCGGGATGAGGCTCGTAAAAACTTGAGTAAAGCTGGTTTTGAATTGTTACAGGAATCTGAAGAAGCTGAAGGGGCTGAATCTGAAGAAGTTTGAATGGCATTGGAAAACCTGTTAGGAATCTTCATTTCTCCTTTCTCCTCTCTTCTTCAGCAGCAAACCCTTCTTTCACGCTCAGCATCAAAAGCTGAGAGGAGGTGAAAAGGCGAAAATGAATGCTTTAAACGTGGGCTTAGGCGTTGTTGCAGCCTTAGTCTATGCCTTTCTAGGCTATTCAGCATCTGGCGAAGCGTTTAACTGGAAAAAGTTTCTGAGGACTGTTGCTATCGGAGCGTTTTCAGCTCTTGGACTAGACATGAGCGGCATTACGATTGATGTTTACACGGCTTTAGTCGGACCGACTGCTATCACGGTTTGGTTGCAAAAGTTAATTGACACGGCTAAGCCTACTCTGTCCGAAACAAGCCCAAAGTGAACAGTTTAGACTGGTATTTCCCTCATAGCTGTCAAACCCCCATTTCTTTACATTGTTTCGCGCGAAACATTGTTAGCGAGGAACTAGAAGAAAGTTCTAGAAACACTTATTTTCTTTCGGAACGGAAAAAAGTTAGGGAGTATAGTTGCCTAAATGTGCGAAGTGTAAGAAGCCTATAAGTTGGAAGCGCTATCTTTTTGTTTCAAGATGGTGCCAGGAATGTGAGAAAACGGTTGAAGCTAAAGTTGGTAGAAACCTTTTTGTTTACATCTCGTTTGCGATTATTAGTGTAATTTTATGTTTTATATGTTTACCTCTTGCATGGATTATATTCATTGGTCTTTCAGTTTGGTGGTGGATTAAAGGAAGGAAACCGGTTAAAGAATGGAGTGAAAAATTAAAGGAAGAAAAATTGGAGCAGAAAAAATAGAGCCTATTTTTTCGTATCGTTTTTTTAGTGTCGTTTTTTTCGTGGCTTTTTTTCAGTAAAATAGCTTAAATTTGGCTTTTCACGATTTTAACGTGTAAGCGGGGCCAGACCTGCATTGGCAACTGTTAGTCCTGACAGGGTTAGGTCTCGGCTGGGCCTAACCCAAGACGATATTGGCGATTCTGACGTGCAAGTTTTCATTAATGAGAGTGCAGCCTACCTCAGCAGTGAAATCAACAGAACCTTAGACCCTGCAAGCTGCACTGAAGATGAGGCTAGGGCTATTGCGAATCTGGCGGCTATTTACTGCTGGCTTAAGGTTACAGGAGTGTCTGCTGTGGGTTGGACAGCTAACCTCGGCGAACTCACGTTTAGTGGCGCTCCTCAGAAGGTGGCTCAGCTGCAGTTTTTGCAGAAAGAAGTGCAGATGTGGATTAACCGTGAAAAGGAGCCTTACGTAGGTGTTGCCTAGTGTCGATAACTGTTAAGGTAACCTTGGATTCTCAGCAGGTGGATGAACTTCTTAGGCGAGCTGACATTTTTTATGACTGGTTTGAACCTAAATTTTTGCAAGGTGCAGCTAGAGACATTGACCAGAGAATCCGTGAGAAAGCGCCTGTTAGAACAGGTTTCTTAAGGCGGAGTGTAACGATCCGTTACATGCCTGGCGGCTGCGTTGAAGTTGGGCCTACAGCCGTGTATGCGCCTTTCGTTGAATATGGTGTTAGTCCCCATATTATCCGTCCCAAATTTAGAAAGGCTCTTCGGTTTGAAAAGGGAGGGAAAGTAATTTTCACTAAGCTTGTGCATCATCCGGGTTTTCCCGGACGGTTCTTTGTCCGCAGTGCCTATGAAGAGTTTCTGGAAAATGCTGAAAGTTTAGCCCGTCAGTTGCTAGGCTGGTATTGGAGAGTGGGTAAGGCGTGACAGGAAAGCTTGAACAGGTAACGCAGAAAATCATTGACATTTTAAAGGCTGACTCTAAACTTTCCAGCATCCAGTTTTTCTTCGGGCCTCCTCTTACGCGGAAAACACCGTTTATCTATGTAAGCTGGATGGGTGGGCCAGTTTCACAGGTAACTATTAAAACTCAACGTTGGCGCCACCGGTGGCAGATAATTGTTGTGGACTCCTCTAAAACGGATGATGTTGCCGAGAAAAGTGTTATGGAGAAAATTCAACGCATCTACGAAGTTTTGAAGGATAATTTTACGCTTAACGGTGCTGTAGCCAATTCGCGTCCTGTTGAAATGGTTGGTGAAACGGTAACCATTGGCACGGAATGGGCTAAGCCGACAATGATTCTTGCTGGGGCTCGTTTGGTTTTAGAGTGTGATATAGAATGGGGCTGAAGTTTACCCGGGTAAACTTGTTGTCATGCAGGCTGGAAACCCCTGGAAAAGGTGAGATAGAATGGCGAAAGTAAGATATTTGGGAATCGGCGAAGAAACAACTCCTGGAACGCCAGCGTCAGCAGCAGTTTACTTGCCCATTGAAAGCGAGTCTATTGCGCCTACGCATGGCATGATAGATGTTGAGACAATCCGTGACAGAATAATCCGTGAGCAAATTCTGGGGAAATTCCGTAATGCTGGAGACATTAAAACACCGTTTTTCCCGTCTGGCTTGACAAAACTGCTGAAGTGGGCTTTAGGCAGCGTAGAAACTACAACTCCTGATGGAGCAACAGACGCAAGGCTTCACACATTCACTGTGGCAGACGAGCTGAAAACGTTCACTGCGAGAATCGGTGTTGAACTTATGGAACGTCAAATTGTTGCCTGCCAAGTGAACACTGTGGAAATAGCCAGTTCAATAGCTGACGGAATCTTAGGCGCCACATTCGGCATTATAGGCGGAGAAGAGACTAAACAAGCAATAGGCACACCTTCATGGCTTTCAGACGCGGAGCTTAAACCTCTGGTTCCCTTCGGCGCCTCCGTTAAAATTGGCGGCACGGAGAAACAAGCGGAAGTAGAAGCTTTAGTAGTGCGGCTGAACAACAATATACCTGACCGTTGGACCCATGAGGGAAGATTTGAGAAGAGAGCAGCAGCCGGTAAGCTGGAAGTGACTGGAACCCTTGACCTAATCTTTCCCAACACAACGCAATACGACAATTTCTTGGCTGGAACCGACTTTTCACTGCTTTACAAGGCGGAAGGCGACGAGATAGAGTCAGGATTCAAATATTATCTTGAAATAGACATGCCTAAATGCCGTTATCAAGAGAATGTAGTTCCACACTTGAGCAAACGCGACGAGCTGAAGATTTCTGGTGCCCCCTTTAAAGCAATGCTTGACGAGTCAAGCGGCTACGCCATTAAGATAATGGTGCAGAACAAGGAAACGTCGATTTAAGAGGGTTGGACTGATGAGTGCTGAGGATTACAGGCGGAAAACCGTTAAATCCGTAACCCTTTCTAACGGTGTAACCTTTAAAATCCGTGAAATTTCAGCGAGAAAGCTGATTAATCTGCTGGAAAAGCATGGATTGTCTTTAACTGATCTGCAGACTGTTAATGCGACGTCAAAGAAGTTTTTGGAAGTTCTGAAGTTGCAAGATGCTTTGCTTATGGAGTATGTTGTTGAGCCTAAAATCGTTGAGAAACCGAAAAACCAGGATGAGCTTGGCATTGAGGAAATTTCAATTTCTGACGCTGCGGAGCTGATAGGCTATATTACAGGTACTGTGGAAACCCAGAAGATAATGGGTTCCTTTCGAGAAAACGCCGAAACTGTTGAAAAACGTGGTTTATCTGGCTGAAAGGTTTCACAAGTTGCCCACAGAAGTGCTCAAGCTGCCCTACGGAGAGTTGCAGTTAAACTTCAAAATACTGGAGTTGTCTTCCCAGCCCAAGTCAACCCGCAGCTATGTGAAAGAAAAATATGGCGGTATGATTGTCTGAAAGAAGTTTAACCATAATCGTTCGCGCGTTTGACAGAACTAAAGCTGCATTTAAAAGCGTAGCCTCTGGACTTGAAAATTTAGGAGCCAAAGCAAGAGATGTGGGAAGTCGCCTGCGAGATAGCTTCAACAAAAACGTAAAGACAATAAGCCGTGTAGCGTCATCACTGAACAGACTTACCCATTCCTTTATGACTTTCTGGATTCTCGTTGACAGGGCAAGGGACCATCAAATAGAGCTTATGCGTGTTCAGATGGATTTGAAAGAGTTAACGTGGAAGGTTGAGGAGGCTCAGCGCAACTATAATAGTGCGGTGCGAGAGTTTGGTCCTGCCAGCGAGGAAGCCCGTAAGGCTGCTGAAGACCTTTGGCTCGCTCAGGAAGATTTGAAGCTTAAACAGAAAGAGCTACAGCAACGGCAGGAACAATTTAACCAAACGATGGCTGTGGACACAGTGAGCGCTGTTTTTTTGGGTATTAGTGCGATAGGGAGCCTAGCAACAGCTTTCGGCGGAGTCGGTGGATTAACAAGTGCGGTTGAAGGAGCGGGAAGTGCATTAGTGGGTTTTGCTTCAGCTCACCCCGTCATAGCGGTGGCTGTTGCTATCGGCGCCGCTTTACTAGCAGCTTACGCCTCAAACTTTCTAGGCTTTAAAGATTTCATCGACGGCACCGTTGTTCCCGGTATTATAGGCGCTTGGAATTGGATGTGCACTGAAATTCCCAAGGCAGCTGGCAACGCTTGGAACGCCGTTGTTTCTGGGGTTCAGTCTTTCGCGGGCTGGCTTGGCGACTTATGGGATACGTTTACGAAGGAAGGCTTGTTTGGTGTTTGGAAAAAAGTTTTACATGATATAGGGAAAGCCTGGGAAGGTTTCTGTTCTTGGTTTGGTGAAGCTTGGGAAGGCTTTACATCTTGGCTTAGTGGAGTTTGGGAAGGCTTTACTGCATGGCTTGGTGGGGTTTGGGAAGGCTTTACTGCATGGCTTGGTGGAGTTTGGGAAGGCTTTAAAAGCTGGGCTGCTGGTGTCGCTGCCGGGTTACTTTCAGGCTTTCAGGCTACAGGCGATGACATCGCCGAGTTTTTCAGCGGGTTTATTGATTGGCTTGGTGGAGTTTGGGACAGTTTTATCGGTTGGCTTGGTGGAGTTTGGGAAGGCTTTAAAGGCTGGATTGGAGGCGTAGCTGAAGGTTTATGGTCAAGTCTTCAGGCTACAGGCGGGGATATCGTCGAGTTTTTCAGCGGATTGTGGAACAGTATTGCTGAAGGGTTCACAGGGCTTATTGGGAACGCGTTTGAGTGGGGTGCAAACCTTATCGGAAGCTTTGTTGATGGAATAAACAGTGCGGTTGGAGCTGTTGGAGACGCTCTTAGCGGCGCAGCTGGAGCCGTTGCAGATTTTCTTGGGATAGGTTCGCCGGCGAAGAAAGGGCCGCTGCATGAGCTTATGAAGTGGGGACCTAACCTTGTGAAGTCCTATGCGGAGGGAATAGTAGCGGGAATGCCTACCCTAGAGTCGGCGGCGAAAAAGCTTGCTGGGGTTTTCGAGGATGTTCCCCGAAGTTTTTCGGTTGGGGCTTCCATGGGCGCCTTTTCACCGGGTGGCTTGACGAAGAGTGTTACGATAGGGTCTATGACTATTTACGTTACAAACCCGGGGGCTTCAGCGGAGGAAATTGCTGAGGAGATTTACCGTAAGATTCAGAGGTTGATGTAAATGAGCCTTAAACCGTTGAAAGGGAAGCTTCAGGTCGGCTCTACCTATTACGATGACGTGAAAAACGTGGAGGTAACCTTCAACATCAACCAGGAAGTGGACTATGTAACTTTTACGATGAGAGAGTCTGATGGGCAGCAAATCGACTTGAATGATGAGATAGTTTTGTATTATGACACGGAAGATGGGACGACTAAAAAGTTTACGGGGCAAATAATATCGAAGAGGATTCAACCTGTTACAAGTGATTATCGTGAATATGTTTTTGAGGCTTTGGATTACACGAAAATTTTTTCAAATCGTTTTGTGGCGGAAGCCTATTTTAACAAGGAAGTCAGCGAGATAATTAAGGATATTCTCGACAAATACTGCTCGGAAGTCACGTATAATAATGTGCAGTCGACAAGCCTTACGCTGCCTGAATATGTTATTCCATACCGTAAAATCACAGACGTAATTAATGATCTTGCCAAAATCGTAAATTACGTTTGGTATGTGGATAAGAACAAGGATTTACATTTTAAACCTAAAACTTCAGGGTCACCAGAGTTCACTCTTGACAAAGATGAGATTCTTGAGGTTGTGAAATACGAGGTTTCTTTGCATGGTGTGAAAAACAAGATTTATGTTATCGGCGGTAAAATCCAGAAGGTTGACCAAAGCGCGGAAGCTGAATATTCTTCAGAAACTGTTGAGTCGGAGTTTAAGGCTGTAAAGTTTAAGCCGACACAGCCCAGTCTTTCGCAGATAGCGATTAAAGTTGAAAAGGTTGGTTCTCCGGAAGATGCTTTAGTGGTGGAGATTCGTGAAGACTTAGATGGGCAGCCTAAAGGGGCGACTTTGAAAGCGGTTAATTATCCGCCTACATATGTGGGTGCAAAAGACTTTTACAAGGCTGTTGTCGATTTGGAAGTGGATACAGAGCGTTATTACTGGATTGTTCTGCGTAAAGTCGGTGATGCTTCTAACACTTATCGGTGGTATCGAGATAATGAATCCTCGGGGTCGCATGCTGTAAGCTCTGACGGTGAAACTTGGACTGTTACGAATAATTCTTGGCGTTTTCTGTTCCAAACTTATTATGGCACACCCATAATCGCTGAAGCCTCTGACTATCCAAGCATTACCGAGTATGGCTTGCGGGAAGATGTTTACCAAGATCATTCAATCGTAAGTTTTGAAACCGCACAGCAAGTCGCTGAAGGGCTTGTTAAAAAATTGAAAAGCCCACTTGAACTTGTCAGGCTGAAGGTTACGACAGACCATGATTATTATGTGGGGCAGGTTGTAGCTTTAGATTATCCTGGTTTAACCTCTGGAAATTTTGTTGTTACAAAAGTTATAGCTCCTCTTAAGCCCGGAAAAGAGTCGCATAGCCTTGAAATTGTTTTAGTTTCTCAATCTGGTTCACCTTCTCCAGGCTCTCTTGAAAGCCTTGTTGCGGAAATACTTTCGGAAATTCGGAGAGAGAAAATTCAGCAGGCAGGAGTGATGGCGGCAACTGTTGTTGACACTATTAAAAGTCTTTCTGATAGTTTCTCTCTTTCCGAGTCTTTAACCGTAACACAACAGGATTCTGGAACGTTTAAGGTGGGAAGTGCAAAAGTTGGATTTGCAACTTGCGGATAAAATAAAGCTTCGCGGAAAACTGCACATAACTGTGCATAATGTGGAGACAGGGGAAATCGAGCAGCGGATAATAGATAACGTTGTCGTTAAAACTGGAAAACAGCGAATAGCGGAACTCATGTTGGGGCTGTCAAACAAGATTTTCAACAAGATAGGTGTGGGCTCGGATAATACTACGCCCACAGAGGATGATACAGCTTTAGGTTCGCAGATAGGCGACAAAAAAACCTGCACAGTTCTCGAAACCACTGGCGCTGACAATAGTATTGCGCGGAGCCGCACGTTTTTCGGAACACAGGAAAACAATGGGACATGGCGGGAGGCTGGCTGGTTCACGGAAGACAATGTAATGTTGGCTCGAGCGTTGATTTCCCCTGAAATAAGCAAGACTTCCGCGAAAACTGTGACTTTGAAATGGGAGGTTACGGTTGGATAAGGAGGGATGAAAAGTGAGTGAATGGCAAACAGACGAAACGATAACTGCGGACAAATTAAACCGAAAAGAAGCATATGTTGGAACTTCCGCGCCGTCAAATCCGACAGATGGACAATTATGGGTTGACACGAGCCAAAACCCACCAGTTCTCAAAATCTATGATGCGACAAACTCGGCGTGGAAACTATGCATAACGAATATAACGCAAATAGAATCACGTAGCCACGCGGATTTACAGAATATCGGTGAAAACGACCATCACCCGAAAATTCACGGACATTCTGAACATAGCTTCGGAGAGGCGGAAGTTGTGGCAAATAAAAACCAACCCAACGGATATGCGGGATTAGACGCATCAGGACTCATCCCTTGGGGTCAGGTTGAAGCGTCGGACACGCTAAGACATTCAAATGATACGGCAAGGTCAACTAATTCCACCGAATTTACGAAAATGAAAGAGATAAAAGTAAATAAAGGGATAAGGGGCACAATACGGGTAAAATTTGACTTAAGGAGTGCTTCAAGTCTTGATACTGCCGAAGCGCGGATATATAAGAATGGTTCTCCAGTAGGAACCACCAGAAGTACAAATGAAACAGCTTATCAAACCTATACTGAAGATTTGAATTTAATTTTGGATGCTGGCGATAAGCTACAGATTTACGGTAGAATATCGTCAGCAGCCGGGCACTGTTATGTAAGAAACTTCAGATTATACTATGATTTAGCCATTCCAAACGATTTCACGAATCAGGATCCGTAGGGGAATCGCCATTGTCAGTTAAGGCTTTAGTTATCCGCGACGACAAGCGTAAGTTTAAAGATTTGGGGGATGTGTTAGCGGTAGCCCGTGCAGAAGGGAAAAAGCTTTTTAAGACCCATGAGAATGTTTATGTGTTAAGGGTGTTTTTTGACTGGTTTGTCGGGTGGACAGTGGTTGTTTCACTGTCTCCGCTTAACGCTGGTTGTTCAAACAAGCTGGCTGTAAGCGGGGGAGAAGAAAAAGTTAGAAATGCCTGAATTGGTGAAAAATGCGGATTGGACTCTTGAGCAAGGCGACAAACCAGACACTTACGTTTTGAAGAGCAACGACGGTAAAACAGAAGTCACTATCAACCGTGAGAAACTGCTTTCACTGCAGGGCATTATTGAGGGTGAAGTGAAATGGAAAAATCGATGATTGAACAGATGGAGCATGATTCTCTTTGGGTGCTGCATAAATGGCGGAAATACGGTGATGAACGTGACAGAATCCTTTACATGATGCTTCGCAACGGTGCAAGCGTTGAAGATTGTCTGCAGATGGGTTTTGAACTTGAAGCTGTCGAAGAGTTCCGTGGCAATTGTCTTTTAAACGAGGGTATTCAGCTCCTAGAAGACATTATAGCAGGCTTAGACACTACATCACCAAAATGGGATAACTCAAACGCACGGTTAGGAGTTGGAGACGGCACAGCAGCAGCAGATGCTTCGCAGACGGGTTTACAGGGCTCTAACAAGACTTTCAAGGGCATGGACTCTGGCTTTCCGAGCCGCAGCAATCAAACGTTAAAGTGGAGAGCTACTTTCGGCGACAGCGAAGGTAACCATGACTGGCGAGAGTTCACAGTTGTTAACGATGCAGATGACTCGGGTACAAACTTGAATCGAAAGGTTGAAAACAAGGGCACTAAATCTGGTGGCAACTGGACGTTAACGCTGCAAATTACCATAAGCTAAACCCTGGAGGACATCAGCCTCATGTTTTTTCTTCGCTGGCTAAAAAGGAGACTATGCGATTTGCCAGCGGAGACTCCGCAGGAACAGTACTGGAACAACAAGTATGCTAAGGCCGTAATTGTGTACAAAAGCCGTTTCATTCCCAACTTTGGAGTCTACGCCTTAGACGTCCGTAACTTTTTCGTTAACCCTGAAAGCCATGAGCTTCAAAAGATTGTTAGCTCTTGGAAAGATTTTTCAGATGATAAGAAGGCTTGGCTTTGCCTCCGCTATGTTATACGCAACATCAAATATGTTTCTGACAAGCAAGAATACGGGCTACCTGAGTTCTGGACTTTTCCAAGCGAGTTGTTAAAAACTTTGGCTGGAGACTGCGACGACGGTGCTATTCTGCTGGCTAATCTTATGCTTGCAAGTGGTATTCCGTACTGGAAAATCAGATTGACAGCAGGTTTAGTTCCAGAAGGAGGTCACGCTTATGTCACGTATTATTGTGCAAAAAAAGACTGTTGGGTTGCCCTTGACTGGTGTTACTATCCAAGCTTGAAAAAACCATGTGAAAGACCCGATTATAAGTATAGCCGTATCTATCGTGAAGTATGGTTTAGCTGGAATCAGCGTTACGCGTTTTTTGGACGTGGAACCCGCGTGTCGAATCTTAAGAGTTTAGGTTGCGAGGTGCTTAAAAACGAGTAAGATTTTTAATAAGTTAACGGAGAAATGGAGAAAGCTTCCTTTGCTGTTTAAAGTGTTTATCTTAGTGGCTGCCCTAATTGGAGGTTTAGCCGCGCCAAACCTTTACAACATTTTTGAACCTGAAATTCCACCTTTAGGGG